ATTCCCCCGCATCAAGTGTGAAGGTGCTACCCTCTACAACTGCAAATTCATTGTATCGTTCAGGGTGAGTTGAAATGTCCGACAAAATGACGGTTGTAAGCTCGTTACTCAAACGATGTGTGAACGCAAACAAGAAATATGGATTGGCAATCGTGACTTTTTCGGTCAGCGTTAAATACCAATTCTTTGATTCCGCTTTTTCAATTACCAACATCTCTACAAAATAGCGATGCGAAATTTATGTAACAAAAAAGGGAGAGCATTTGCCCTCCCTCTTTCTCCTATGAATCAAGAACCAATTAGATACCTAAACTGGTAACAACTGAACTCTGCAATTTGTAAGGTGCTTCCGCTTCAATCGCTGACAAGGTAACCTCATATCCATTTGAATCACCCATCGCAGTACCGGTGTTGGCAACCATAGCGGTCACATCACATCCGTACTCCTTACCGACCAAGAAATACTCATCGTTATTGTTTTTCACGATGCAGAAACATCTGCCTTGTGCCAACAATTTCATTTCATTTCTTTTGGTGGTTGACAATCTGCGAAGTTTGAAGGCAACATCCGACTGATTGAAGGATGTGCCATTCTCAACACTCACATTTGTGGTGATAACAAGTGATCCAGTTGCTTTTGGAAGTTCGTAAGTATACACGCTACCACTTGCAACGCTTGTTGCGGTAACTTCTCCACTTGCAACGGTGAATCCTGAAGTTGCCCAGTTAATCAAGTGGATGCTTTTGATGCCACCTACTGCATCTTTGCAGTCAAGGGCGAATCCTGAAGTAAGTAAACAAGGCATATCTTAATGGATTAAAGGGTGAAGTAAACGATTTCTCCGGGAAATGCAACCTGTACACCAGCTTTGAAAGTGAAACGAACTCGTACCTCATCGTTGTCAATGCTGTACCACATCTTCACTTCTTCTTGCTCGTCAATCAAGTCAGTTCCCATAAAGAAGTTTGACAAAGAACCAGCAACAATCTTGTTAGTTCCGTTCAAACCACCTACGGCAATCAACTTCATATTTGAACCGGGATAAACCATTTCCATTGTTTGAGCAGCATCGCCCACATAGTGGAACAAGTTAGCGTTCTTCAAGTTAACCAACATCAACTTGTAGGCATCAATTCCCAAGAAGCAAACCAAGTCATCCTTCTCTGCAACGGCAGCAGGGATGTTAGCGTACACTTGATCCAAGATGTCATCAATGTTTGCAGCGGTGATTGAAGTGAAAGTGGTTGGTGCAGAGTTAGCCAATACTGGAGAAGCAGCGGCAATGATTTTGTTGAAACCATCAAAGCGACTCAAGTTAGGGTTGCCACTTGCGGTGTCACCTTGCCACATTGCAACTTCCAAAGTTTGTGCAATTACGGCAGCTTTTTCAGCACCTACTTGCTCTTCAAATGGAATCATTGTTGGTGAACCGGGCATAATTTGAGTTTGCATCCATTTGGCTTCCAAAGTTTTTGGACACAAAGTTTCTTCAACTTTCACAGCACCAACGGTGATGTTTCTTTGAGTGAAGGCAGTTGTTCCACTTGGGTTGTAACCACAACCATCGGCTTGAAAGAAAACGGTTGAAGCAAGGATGTTCAAAGCAGATGCTGATTTAACACCTACTTGAACTTGGTTAGCAGATTGCAAAGTTGAAGAAGTTTTGCTTCCGAACAATGCTTTAACCAACAAATCAGTTGACTGTTCGTTGGTGTAGTTAGCGAGTGATCCTACTGAAAATGACATAGTTTTATTTGTTTATAGAGTTTTTGAATTTTTTAAGTGCTTCAAAGCGGTCGTTCTTTTTTGTAGATACAGGTGCTTTCAAGGGTTCTTCGCTTGGCAAGTCAGCAACCTTCTCAATCAGGTCAATTGCTTTGCTCATAGCTTCTTTGTGTTTGATGTTTGATGCAGTCAATGACTCAACCTTTGCAGACAATTCAGCGATGGCAGATTCCAACTTGGAAACAACATCATTGAATGCAGATACGGTTGCGAACTCTTCGGCTTCAATTTCAATCTCAACTTCGGGTTCAACGATTTCAGTAACAAAACCGCCTTCAGTTGTAACCAACAATCCACCTTCAACCTCGTGAGTTGCGTCAGGTGCTGGAATGTTGCCTTCGGCAGTTTGAACGAAGATGGCAGTTCCTACCGCCAATTCGCCTTCGTACTCAATTACCGTTCCATCAGTCAAGGTGGCAGTTGCCATCTCAACTTTGGTTTCTTCGTCCGAAAATCCCAACATCGTGCGGATTTCTTTCAATGTTTCTTTTGCGTTCATTTGTATAAAATTAGAGTTTATGTTTCGGTGTTGCAATTTTACTTTCCATTCCACTTGGAAAGGACTTCTTTCAATGCCTCAAGTATTTGTTCGTCTTTGTCTTCAGGAAAGTCAAAAACGCCCTCAACGGAGAACCCTTTGAACTCACCCTCTTTGACTCTTGCCCACACATCGTCATTGTCTACCAAGTAGGAAACAAACCACGATCCGTCAGCAACCTCTTCAAATCCCTTCGGTGGCATCACGCCTCTCTCCCGGTCAATGATGTATGACTCAAACAAGCTCACGCCATCCATTATCGGAGTGCGGTGATGGGCGTTGACTGCATCGTACTTGTTACCCCTTGCCCATTTTTTGGCAATCTTGAAGATGCTCTCCTTGTCAAATACCACATAGTATTCCCCACGCACATCGTCTCTGCGATAGATGGGTAGGTCGGCAATCATCGCTGCTCCAGTTACGATTCTTTTCTCCTCGTCTTGGATGGCAAACTTTTGACCTTCTACCTTCAGGATTCTTTCACACCAACGGAGCATCTCTTCTCCACCCCAAAGCAAATAGGAGATAGTTCCACACGCTTCGGTGTTATCGGGGTTGTAGTATTCTTTTGCACGACTCAAGAAGGAGTATGTGCGTTCAATCGTTTCAAGGGACAAGTTCTCACGGTTGGCAAGTTGGTTTGCTCTTGCCTTGCCCACCAATGTCGCACAATCGTTGTCTACTTTCTCGTTCAATTCCATTCCACGAATGGCATTGTCAACCGCTGCCTGTGGGTAATCGTTCTCAAAAGCAGAGAAAGCAAGAAAGTCCTTTTGTATGGCTGGAGATTCCACGAGAGAGACAAACTCAATCCCTGTCTCTTCGTCCCATTCGTTGATGTCTAATTTGTAAACTGGAAGTTTCATCGTATTCAAATAGCGTTATTTCACAACGGACACTCTTTTGGTGTTTCCGACTCTTGCTTGTGTGCGAGTTATGTCCCCTTCGGTCACAAATACTCTCTGCGAAAATCCGATTCCGGTTTCAGTTGGAAGGGATGATGAAGTGATACTTGTTGGGTTGATTGATATGGGAGTGCCTCCCGTTAAACCACCTTGTGATGCACTACTTCCTGACAACAATTGTTTTGCTCTTGCGACATTCGCCAAGATTCTTGCCACCCCTTGTGCATAGTATGCAGCGGTGAAGATGGGAGTTGCTGGTCCAAGAATACCCGCAACCTTTGCAGATGCTTGAGCCGATTCAGCATTCAAACCTGAAAACGCCACCGCACTATCAATTGCAATCTCAACCAATGCGATGCCCTTTTGAATGTTCTCTCTCTTCTTCTCCTCGTTTGTTAGGATGGTATTCAACGAAGTCAAGCCATCAACGGTGCTTTTTGCCATTGACAACTTTGCATCCATTATTTGTTGATCCGCTTTTCTATTTAGTTCAATTCTTTTTTGGTTGAACTCTGCCTCGTTGGCAAGTGCCTTCTCTGCATACAATTTGTCAATCTTTTGAATCTCCTCTTCATTGCCTTTAGCGATTGCAATTTGCTCGGCATACCATCGTGATAATTGAGTGATTTGAGCAACTTGTTCTGCACCTAATCTCTTAAATTCATCTTCAGTATTGGTGATTCTCTTCTTCAGTTTCTCGTCCTCAATTTGATTGTCTATGTCTTGCAATCTCTTTTGATGCTCTTTGCGTTTCTCTTCGGCTTCCTTGTTTTTGTCTCCCACATATTTGTCACGCTCTGCATCGGTCACCTTCAATTTGTTATTCAGCTCACGATACAATCTTGCTTCTTCCTCCAATTCATCCTCGGTCAATTTTACACCTGTCTCTTTTCTCTTTGCAATCAATGCCAACTGGTTATTGATGATTTTTTTTCGCAGTTCAAAGATTTCAAGTTCCTTGTTGCCTTGAACGGAAAGCAAGTCAATTTGACCTTGAATGTCCTCGTTGGTTGTGGTGATTGATTTGGAGAATGCCTTGTATGACCTTTCCGCTTCCGATGTTATACCAAGAAAATCCGTAAATTGTTGCACCAAATTACCGATAATCTTTCCAACTTGTGCAAGTCCGGGAATCAATTTCAACACGGCTTGACTCACCTTTTCAAAATTTGCCACAACATACCCCAATGCGATTGCCAAAGCACCAATACCTGATGCGATAATAGCACCTCTCAAGGTACTAAAGGCAGTTACAACCTTGCCTTTAATGGTGTTTGCCAATGCCGTGAATTGCTGATTCACTTTTCCAAGTCCCTCAAGTCCTTCAGCCAATGCCATTGCACCTTGCAACTTGACCATTGTCTTTTGCAAGTCCTCGCTTTCATTGCCGAAGAGAGCCATTGCCCCCTGTGCTGCTTGGAATCCACGAGCAACTCCTTGAACAACCGTGTTGATTTGAGCAAACTTGTCGGGGTTTACTGCTGCAACTCGGTCATTGAAGTCATCCATTCGGTCACGAGCTTGTGCAAGTACTTGTTCTGCCCTTATCGCTTCGGGAGAAAACTCACCGAACTGCATCACCGCCTGTTGTGCTGCAACCGTTAATTCTCTAATCTCCGACTTCATTGACTTGAAGTCAGGTTTTTTGACCGTTAGGTCTATCGCTGCCGTTAGTGCCATATCTTATCCGTTACCTATTACAAAATAATTTGTTCCATCACACACAATCCACTTCTTCTCGTAGTGGTTATTAAGAGATTCATCCGTTGAGCCATTAATCAATGCAGTTGTTGCGGTGTCAATGGTGATAGAATGATTTGTATTTGTTTTGAGAAATACCCAATGTTTTCCGCTCAACCCTGATGGATTGGGCAAAGTGACTGTGAACCCCGCAACATTTGAATCACACAAAATCAACCAGTCATCTTTGGTGACATTGTAGTTTGTTGTCTCCGTACGAACTGCACCACCGCTCAAGAATGATGGATACATCTCGTAATTGCCAAGATAGAGTGTGTCTGCTTTAGTGACTGCAAAGTCATCACACAATATCGCAGCACTCCCATCCGTTCCGTCTTGGAAGGTTGTGTTTTTGGAAACAACCGCAAATGTATCGGTGAGATTGTTGTTTTGCACAATGCCATCTCCCTGAATTATACCTCCTCCTCCTTGACTTACACCAACGGTCACACCTTTGATGCCGGGTTTGATTGGTATATTTCCACCGGGATAGATGTCGGATTCTGCATCGGTTTGACCAGCAGTTCCCGCACCGATTGTCTTTTGAACTATTGATGCTGGTTCAATAAATTGCTGAAGCAAGAACTCGCACAAATACACACCATCCTCAATTGGGTTGTAATCGCTGATTTGATTCAATCGCCAATACTGACCTTCAAAAAAGTAAGCATCCGAGAATGACAAGTTCAGCCAATCCTTTGGGGTTATGCGGAAGTATGCTCTTAATATCTTGGAGTTTGATCCTGTAATCTCACTCAAGAAACGATAGTAGTAATTGTTGACAAGGTTTGAGTTGGTATACTTGTACCCAGCACCTACACCAATCTCTCTCGGCATTCCAAAAAGAATGTCATATGTCGGATTGCTGATTGAGTCCAAGTGAATGGTCAAAGGGATTGAGAATTGATTTGTGTAGTTCAAACCAACACCCGCATATTGTGCGTAGAACTTCCAATTGACTCCACTAACCACACCACCAAAATACAATATCCGCAAGTCACCATCTTGGTAGTTGGGGACATACGACAAGACAAAGTTCTTTTGGTTGTTGTATGAGTTTATTTGCGTAGGTGCAAAAGCAATTTGAATCTTTTTCTCATTCTTGATAAACTGGTTGTCAACCTTGTATGTGCGACTTCCGTATGTTGTTTGATACGATTCCTGATACAACAGATTGGCTTCATCCTTGCCCTCTTTGTATTGTAGGACATATGGGTTGGCTTCAAGTTCTCCCATAGGAACAATCTCCACAGGTTGAGAATAATCCAATTTAGCAGTCCAATCAACATTATCTCCAGTATAGAACTCATCTCGTGGAACGCATCGCAGATTCTTGGGATTGTCTTTGTCGGGTTCAATATACAAATTGAACATCTTGACAAATGACATAAACATCTCGCTTTGCTTGACTTCGGAGTTTAGGAATGCAGAGAAGTCAACTGTCTCTCCAAGTCCGTATGTGTACGCTGACTGATTGCTCTCAATAAACGAACCAACTGCGATGTCCAAAGAGAATTGTGCATTGGTCAAATTGTAATTGTTGGCATCGTCATAAACTTGTGCCAATCTCACATCCAACACATTGCCTGTAAACACCGCCAAAGGTGAGAAGTACAATCCCACTTGGAATGCTGGTGATCCGAAGTCAACGGTGACCGTGCTTGTTTGCTTCAATACTCCGTCAACATACAATCCAAACACCAAGTGAATGTCCTCTTGGAATACAGGTGCATAGCCGGTGGATGCGTAGTTGATAGAAAGGTCAACATCAAACACATATCGTCCACCTATGGGTGCAGTATAACGCCCAGTAGTGTTGTTGTAATTACCCCCATTGTCAAAGTTCCCACCTGTGGAATCGTTTTGGAATAGAAGGATTGAGTTCAGGTCAAGGGATTGTGCAGTTGTTGTGCGAGAAGCTCGGAATCTTCTTGACTCCAATGTCGCAGCATTTGCCGTCAATGCCGATGGTGCTGGTAACACCAACCGCTTGAACCTATCCGAGTTGAAAAAGGAATCGTTTGTGTAGGTGAACCCAGCATTGGTGAAGATTTTGTCCACCACCGTCTTTGCATAGAGCGAAGGAGTGAACTGACTTGTGTCCCACAAAGCGATGTTTGTCGGATGCCCCTTGTCTATCATCGCATACATATAACCTTCTCCGTATGCAAAAGCTTGTGTCGTTCCGTTCTTGTAGATTTGGTTTGACCACGAGTCAATGATGTTGCCACTTGACAAGGTGTGGTTGTACTCGGTAAAATCTAACTGGTTGAGTTTGCGTTCTGCGATGGTCGTGAAAAAGTCCGCAGATTGTCCGTGACAAGTTACTTCATAGGTGATGTGTGTGGAGTCATCCACCTTGATGGAAATCAATCTCAAGAATCCTCGCAACTGCTCAACTCCGTCTGCATAGATTATGCAATCGGCTTTGATGTTTGGGTTGAACGATGTGCCGTATACGGTCTGCTCTACCTCAAACAGGTGAGAGAATATCTTGTTGTTGGCGGATGTGCCTGGAATCTCTATTGTCTTTGTCCACTCCGACTCTCGTGATTCAGGTTCACGGATGTCGGCAATGGATCGCTGAATCAATATGCTTGGGTTTTGGAGAATATCCAAAGGTTGCCCATCAACCAAAATCTCTATCATTGGCGTTGGCGTTTTGATTCAAAGGAGTATGACATATCAAGCTCAATGAAGAACGCATTGTCTTGGATGTGCTTCTTGACTTCGTAGGTCGTTGCGTCTATATTCACCGCCACCAATGTGCCATCGTAAGCATAGACAACGGGAGATGTAAACAAGTCAAGCAACCACTCGCTCTCCGCTTCGGTGATCCAGTTACTAAACATCTTCACCTTGTGAGTCATATTGGTGTCGTAGGTCTTTTGCTTGAATGCCGATGTAGTGTAACCGTAGGTCGCACCCAATGTGTATGGGTTGGACTTGAATTGCTTTC